ACACCAGTTTCTTCTTCTTTAGTTTCTTCATCCTCTACGTTTTCAAGGTCTGTAAACTCTAAAGGCTGTAAGGTCTTAAAGTATAGTTTTAAGCTAATATTATTGTAAGCTAATATATTATCAAAGGCATCTATTAAAAGTGTCTGAAATGGTCTAATAACTGTGTTATCCATTAACGTAGATGCAGTCTTTAACTCGTCTGCATTGTTACCAAGTCCGCTACTGTCTTTAATACCTAATAACATAGGGCTTACAATTCTATGTGCTACCATTATTTTTTTACCACTTTCATCACTTAAGAATTGGTATTGGTTATGCGCATCGCTTAATTGAATTGGCTCTATTGTAGCCGCACTCTCTGGGTTGTCGTTAAACGCTAATATAAATTTACCAGCATTACTACTACCGCTAAACTTTTGGTATATTCTATTCTCAAGCATTTGACGTTCCTCTGCGTTTGGAGTCCCGTTGTTAAAATTGATGAGCATTGACGGAGCAAGTCCATTAAGGATGTTGTTTAAATGGTAGTTAGATATTTCTTCTTCTAACTCTGCATATTGTAAACCACCTTGATAGTCTGGGCTTGAATAGTATTTATATCCAGCTCTGTAAGGTTTAACGTATACTATCTCTATGTTTTCTGTTGAATAACCAAAAGCTGGTATGCGTGTGCAATCGCCTGCCTTTTTTACCTTACTCCAATCATCAGAATAATAGTAAGCCTCTATCTCGCCTTTGTCGTTGCATTTCTCTGCTCTTAAGTTCTCAACTGGAATATGCTCTACTTGTGCCACAGTCTTGCGGTCTTTAGAGTATATAACTTGCATAGAACATTGACCCATTAATTTAAGGTCATAGCATAACTTACGCACACAATCCTTGTGAAACAAAGACATCATTTTAGCGTATGCTTCTGGCTTCTTGTTGCTGTTTAAAGCATCTAAACCTTTGCCATATATCATTTCGCTAACTCCGTTAATAATAGCGTTGTTTGTTGGGCTACCATTGTATCGGTCAATTAGGTATGCGAAGTAATTGTTATCTGCGCCATAGCTAACCCATTCCTTGTTGCTTTTTTCTACAATTTGTGGGCTTGTATAGGTGCTTAAATTTACTACTCTTAAATCGTTCATAATATAATATAATCGTTATCAAAACTATCTTCTTGTACATACTCATCTTTGTTAATAGAGTAGTAGTTGTTAGTAGTTTGGTTTATTGTTTGGTCTGTGCAAAATACTTTGTCTTTGTATATTACCGCAGTTCCGTTCTTAACTTCTAATATGTAAAAATCGCCTTCTGTTAGCGTTCCAAAAACCGCATCAAAACTCATATAATTGCCATCAGTTGATGCAGTAGGAGTTAAGTTTACGTTTGTACCAGTGCTTTCGCTTGTAAGATTTACTGTTATACCACCATTAATATATTGTCTTGGTATTATCTTAAAGGTCTTATTTCCGTTTGTGCCTATTAGCTTCATATTAATATATAAACAAAACTAATTTATTTTGTATTGTAAGGCATAAAAAAAGGGCTATCCGTTAAGATAACCCTAAATTTAAAACCCTAATTGTGATTATGCAGTTGGGTCGATTTGTGAAGCAGAAGCATCAGTAGTAATTACTGACCCAGTTACAAAGTAAGGCGGTGCAGTTTCTTGCGCTACCGCTGTGATTGTGTACCCAGTTAAATCTCCCATTGCAGCACCAGTTACAATAGTACCACCATTTACATCAGCGCCGTGTTCTAATCCCATAACGAAATAATTTCCGTTGTAGTCCTCTATTGCGATGTGTGGTCTTGCGTGTGCAATTAGTTTAAGTTCCTCTTGTGTCGCTTTGTCTTGGAATGTAAGTGTAAGGTTAAGTGTACTCTCATAGAAAGTTGTACCATTCTCACGAGAAGAATTGATAGCAGTTTCTAAAGATGAATTACCCTTAACATCAAACTGAAACCAATCTGGGTCTCCAGCAAATGCAGTAATCTCTCCAGCAGCTATTGTGGCATCTCCTAAAGTACCAAAGTCAGCAAAGTAAATAGTTTTAATACCACCTACTGCGCTTTTGCAAGGTACTTTTCTACCAGTTGTTAATGAACAAGCCATATTTTTATAGTTTTTTTAAATAAAAAAGGGTAGGGTAAATTGCCCCACCCCTTTCTACGTTGATTAATTAATTATTATACAGTTCTGTAAACGATGTCAGATACTTGAGCGTATTGTACGCCAGCAGTAAATCTCATCACTACACGAACATTTTGGCTTCCATCAGTTTCAGCCATATCAATAACTCTTACTTCGTTCATATCATTTAAGATACCAGTACCGAAGAAAAGGTTAGACTTTTCAGCAGCGATAATCATATCGTCAGCAGCACCTCTACAAGGAATTACTGGGATACCATCGAAGAATAAAGAACCTAAAGATTGGTTGTTTCCTTTGTTCTCATAACCAGCAGCACCTTGTCCACCAGATTGGAAACCACCTAATGCACGAGTATAAGCACGCACTACGTTTGATGCAGCATAGATAGCTAAATCTTCACTTCCGTAAACTGTGCTTGGAATAGCATCTACAACATCTCCTAATTCAGCAACTACGTTTGCAGCAGTTACAGCAGTACCTACGATGTCTTGTCCAGCTGGCAAATCTCCATCAGCAGCTAACAATGTAGCAAACCCATCAAATTGTCCAGAAGTTGCTGTTGAACCACCCCAAATGTTTCTCTCTGTGCGGTCAGCTACTTTAGCAGCAACGTGAGCCAATACAAAATCAGAAAAGTTAGCTGGTAGGTTGTCAAATGCAGAATACCCCATTTGTGCAGCTTCCCAATCCGAATGGAGGTCTTTTTTACAGATGTCAAGGTTTACTTGGAATTCTTCTGGCTGAAGGATTTTCTCTGTAAGAGTTAAAGTCCCTTGTCCAGTTTGAAAGTCGCAAGTAGCGTCTTTTACGATGTCGTCAGTTGAAGCCTTTTTGATAACAGACTTGAACTTAACGTTAGGCATAATTGTTACATTGCCTTTGTCTAATGTGTCAGCAGATAATAAAGCAGCAGCGATATACTTGCCACTAAATTCGCCTGCGTAAGTTGATGTAATTGATACACTCATTTTATTTAGTTTTTAGTTGTTTATTAATTATTAAATTTTGCCATTACTCTATCTAATGTACTCATTCTTCTGTTTTGTGAGATACTGAATTTAGATAGGTTTTCTTTTACCTCTGGGTTAGCTTTGATTGGCTCGGCTGCTGGCTCGTTAAGTTCTGCTTGTACTTCTTCTGGCACTTCGCTTAACTCTACTTTTTCGTGCTTGCATAGTTCCTCTGTTACAAGGTTTCCTAACTCATCTGCGCTTAAGTCCTCTTTAGGCTCTAACATTGCTTTGATTTCCTCAACCATTGATTTAACCTCTGCAAGTTCTTCTTTAGTAGCATAGCCCATTTCTTCTTTTTCTTCTTCAAGGACTACATCTTCTGTTGCTTCAACTTCTTCTTCTGGTGTTTCTTCTTCGCCAGCTTCTTTAATTTCAGCAATAAGACCTTCTTCTGCTACTACAAGTATTTTACCATCTTCAAGTTCATACTCTCCAACTGGTACAGCTACTTTCTCATCTTCGGTAACAATAAATACTTCGTTACCAGCTTCAAACGCTTCTGCTTCTAAAACAGTTCCGTTCTCTAACGCTTGTTGTTCTAACTTAACTTCTTCGGATAAGTTTAAAACATCTTTGATTTTACTAATCATATCGTTCGTGTTCATATTAATATATAAGTGTTAAAAATTAATTTTGCATTTTTAGTTAGCATTTTCACAATCTGTACAATTATCATAAGCAGTAACGCTTTGCCATTCAAAGCCACTTGTTTCATCATCTCTACTTAATACAGTATAGCACCCATCGTGTCCATCGTGTACTAAATCAAAATAATATACATTACCTATTGTTAGTTCTTCTCCGTTCCAAACGTGTTTTTGTTGGCTATGTCCACAGCGTTGTATTTTATATCCGTAGCTACCTTCTGGCGGTGTTGTTTCTTGTCCGACTGTACTACCAATCCCTTGCGCCCTTAAACTACCATCGCAACATTTAATAGAGTAGGTGTTATCCTTGCATAAACACGCTCTGCGCCCACCCTTTGGACTTGTTCTACTTGGTGTAAAGAATTTCTTAAACCTACGCATCTAACTCTTTTAATTTTTTATTAGCCCAACGTAAACCAGCCTTACCACCCCATAATAAATAAGAGATAGTACCGCAAGCCTTTGTATCGCCCTCATCGTAGTATTCTTCTGCTCTTGATAAATAAGAATACATACGTTTAATAGTTTCTTTAGATATTGGTTTGCCTTGTGCTAATTGTTGCGCTCTTACCTTACCTACTTGGGTTGCACATTTGTTGTTTACCTTTTCGTTAAGTTCTAACCCTCGCTTTGCGTTGTTCTTTACACCACTTGGATAATCAGAGTAGCTTTCTAAAACCATTTTCTTACCACCCTTTACACGCTTGTCGCTTTTAATTATAGCTCGTATCTCACTTAATAAATACTCTGCTTCTGCTTCTTCAATAGCTGCTAACTCTTTTTGCTTTTGCTCATCAGTCATAAAGTCCCCAAGAGTTTGGTCTTTAGGTCTTTCCATTTTATCAGCAAAATAGCCTTCTATACTAAACCCTTTAACCTTACCAGTCTTTACAAACTCGTTCCAAATCTCATCGTTGTTTACTTTAACCGCACCAACCCAAGTTCCTAATGGTAAATCCATACCATACTTTACACTCTTGTCGTGTACCTTATCCTCTACTATCCAACTCTCAACTAATGATAGTCCGTTTATTTGGTATTGGTGTTCTAAAGTACTATTGTTTTGTTTGCCTTGCATTAAGTACATTTGCGAGGCTTTTAAGACAGTATCTTTTGAGAAATATAT